CACTGTTAAATTGTTTGCTGATATAGTTAAGTCTGTACCGTCACCCTCAATTTTTTCACTATCACCACCAAATACTATACCAACATCATTTGGCACATGTATGTCAGAAGTAGCTGTAAGGTTTATCTTTGCTCCTGAAGTAATTGTTAAATCTGTATTATCGCCTTCAATTTTCTCACCACTACCAAATGTTATACCCACATCTGCAGGTATTACAATATCAGCAGTTGCTGTAAGATTTATGTTATTACCTGTAATAGTAAGATCTGTGCCATCACCCTCTATCTTTTCACCGTCATCACCAAACGTCAATCCTATATTAGCAGGTATATTAATATCACCACCAGACCCAACAGTTATACTCAGATCAGTTCCATCCGATTCTATTTTTTCAGCAGTAGCAAAAGTAAGTCCAACACCTGATGGAATATTAACATCAGCCACAGCTGTTAGATTAATGTTATTACCATTTATAGTTAAGTCAGTGCCATCTCCTTCAATCTTTTCACTATCTCCACCAAAAACAACACCTACATTATTAGGTATATGTATATCAGAGGTAGCTGTAAGATTAATTTTAGCTCCTGATGTAATAGTTAGATCAGTATTGTCTCCCTCTATTTTTTCTCCAGTGCCAAAAGTTATACCAACATCTGCAGGTACAACTATATCAGCTACAGCAGTAAGGTTAATATTATTACCACTAATAGTTAAATCAGTACCATCACCTTCTATTTTTTCTGCATCATCACCAAAAGTTAAACCCACATTAGCAGGAATATTAATATCAGTAGTAGCAGTTAAATTAATATCATTGCCAGAAGCAAAAGTAAGGTCTGTTCCATCAGAGGATATATGTTCTCCACCTTCATCAAACAAATATAATTTTTTAGTACTATCAATTACAATGTCATCAGAGAATTTAAAGTGGTCTTCATCTTCCATCCATATGATAACACCATCATTAGTCTCACCATCAAATGTAACAGTAATATCTGTACCTGCAGTTCCATCTCCTAAAGTTAAACTAGTGCCTAGTAACTTAGTTATTGGACCTCCCTCTGCAGCAGTTCCATCATGTGTGTGACCTGTAGAAGCTGCAAAAGCATTTAAAACAGCATTAAACTCAGCGTTAATAGGTGCTGATTTAACAATCTCATCTGCTTGAATATCAGCTGTATTTGTTCTTGTATAACCTGTTCCCATTACCTCACATCTCCTAATCCATAAGTTATTGTGAATCCCTGTATACTGTGTGCTGCATTAGTATCTTCTGCAACAAAACGAAAGGATATTGATTTACCTGAACCTGTAAACGTAGAAGTCTCTACAGGAGCAGGGTTACCATCATAAATTTGTGTAGTATCAAAAAGAGCTGAACCATAAACGGCTGCAGGACTTGTATTTTCTATTAGTAAGTTTGACGGTGTTGCTACATCTGTATCATCAAAGTCATAAACTACACCTAAAGATAAAGAGTTTGTACCCTCAGATCTTAAATATGTTGACACATCATAAAATGTTTTTCTTATTCTTGGATTGCCAAAGTATAAGTAAGGTGTCTGATAAATACTTAATATATTAGAACCTGCAAAAGATGTTCCTGATTCTTGTGCATATACTTTACCATTAGCATCACCGTGTATTACAGTTTCAGTTGTTCCTAAATATCCACTGTCTGCACATGTAACAGAAAAACCAAATAAAGTTGAAAACTCAAAATTAAATCCACCACCTTGAGGATTTTCTCTTAATGCACCTAGTATGCCTGTTGAACTTGTACCTGAAAACATATATCTAAACTGAGACTTTGATCTAATTAAAAGAGCAGTTAGTCCTGATAATGTTTCTGTAGATATTGTATTTTGAATTGTCTTGTGTATCTTTTTTGACACAGTTTCAAGATTAACGTCACCAATCTTTGCAGTACCACCAATAGGTCTAATACCATCTGGAGCTAAAAAGATTAAGTCACCACCAATTTCTAATACACTATCTGTCGCTAGGCAACCTAAGTTATTTGTAACATTCTCTAAAACAAAGTCAGTTCTATTATTACCAACAAGTCTTTTAATATTATTAGTTCCAAATATGTAAAGAATATTACGAAAAACTTTTATTGCGACTATATCATAGCCTACATTAATATTACCTGCACCATTAGCAGGAGTAAAATCAGTTTCAGCAAGAGGCGCACTAAAAAATAGTTGATCTTTCTTTGC